TAAAATCATCAAGGATAGTATCTGTTAAAACATCACTAGATGTCTCTGTGTAATCTCTGATTTGTGTTAATAATTCTGAATAAGTTGTCATGTTATACTCACCGTTATTGTACCTAAAAATGATTTAATTTCTATATCTTTGTTTTCTTGATCTGTTCCTTCTAAAGGTTGCATTGTATTGACAATTACTGTTTCATAAGCCCCTGGAGATGGTATCGGATTAAACTGTGATATAGTTTGTTTTTTTACACCGAATATATTTCTAGCATAAAGATTATTGGTCAATGGTACAATAGCACTAATTTTCTGTGCTTTAGCATATTGTAAAGATTGTGGATCAGATACTTTTGGTAAAGGCTCTAGCTGCGGATGTTTAGGTTCAAACTCACTAGTATGTACCCATGATCCATTCCACTCTTGCACCATTTCATTATAAGGAAACGCCATACCTGAACGATCCGATATTCGTAAAGCAAATTTACCTGATGCATATCTAGCCATTTAGACTCCTGGTAAATATGTTTTAGGTGTTAAAAATAAACTTGTTCTTTCACCATCTTGAGCTGCTGCTCGTTGAAACTCATCTTCATAAATTTGTTTTAATAATTGAATTCTATCTGGCGCTTTTTTCATAGCTATGTAATAAGCTAATCCAGCAGATAAACATGGAAGAAATCGAAAAGGAATCTCATTATTATTCGTGTAATCGCCCGAGTCCTTCATCCGAACAAGAGCATAATATATTAGAGTGTATGCTGAATCTGCAGCAGGATATAGATATAGTGTTGGGTTTATCGTACGTTCAAAATAGTATTGAGTTGGTCGTCCGCTGGTCGTTTTAACGGTATAGTTCCAATAGGTAGCTCTACTTATACTTGATGTTGAATAATCATTATTACTTGAATCACGAATAATGACATCAGTAATATCAACAATCTGTTGACTATCATCTGCACCAGATCCAAATAAATTAGTTCCAGTTAAAGCTGTTGTATTAGCCGCTAATGTTTTTTCTTGTTTTTGAATTGTCCAAAGATTTAAACCTCTATTAGCCCATTCAGCTAACATTAAATTAAGAGAACGTCTTGCGGTCTTTATATCATAGCCACTACGAATTTGAAGACCGCATCGTTCAAAAGCTTCTTCTGATATATCATCAATTGATAAATTGAAATCTGATGTTGAAGAATACGTAGGCATCTATTTTTTCTTGCCTTTTTTCTTCATTACTTTTTTCTTTTTACCCTTCATGACTTTACCGCCACGTTTCATTTCCATCATCATGCCACCGCCACGTTTTTTAACAACGCCACCTCGTTTCATTGGAACTGATTTTTTCTTACCCATCATATTGACCTCCGAATATTCGTTTAAAGGTTTTTTGTCTAGATACTACGACGTCTTTATAGTACCCTTTTGGCCACTTCTTATAGTAACCTTGACGATGTAGTTTATCAGAAGCTTCCTGTAATTGCGAGAACTTTTGTATCAACATCATAGAATACATAAGATCACTCTCTACAAGTGGGGTCTCCCCATTTGGAGTAACCAGAAACTCTTGTTCTTCTTCATTGGCTGGATTGAGGGGATGAAAACCCATAAAAAATATATCCTTTTCATTATACCAATTATTGTATGCATCAATAATATCCTGAAATTCCTCTAAAGAATAATTAAAGTATGGATCACAAAATATCAATATCTCATGGATATGAAAATCTAATTGTTTTAATTGAGCGTTAAGTTCTGTTTTATACCATTTGTTCTTTCTCTTTACTTCAATAATAACTTTATTATCCTGCCATGTTTTCTTTGCAAAAGGACATGCGGGAAAACCACCTAAATGTTTATTAGGTATCTCAAGAAAGTGTTCAGACCACTTACGTACGTCTTTTTTTATTTCTTTTTGTAAATGTTGCGACATTCTTTGGTTTAGGTCCTGTATTGCCTGCAGCTCTTTTTCTAGCAACAGCAGATTTCTTCTGTCCTGCTGTCATGCTTTTAGCTTTTGCTATAGGAACACATTTTGGATATTTTCTTTTACTGCCTTTAGATCTACCACAAGGTTGATACTTACCATTCTTTTTGGGAGCACCTATATCTACCCATTTTTCTTTTACCCACTTTCGTAAGGACATTTATGTTACTGCGGTTACTTTACGTTTATTTTCCATAATACCACCACAACCTTTAGCAATGCCTCCTTGATTATAGTTGGATACCTTTTTTCTTTGCTGAGAAATTTTATTAATCATTCCTCCATTAGCTTTTTTCTTTGGTTTCTTTTTACCGCCTGGTGTTACTTTTCCAGAACACACAGCACTTGCATACATGTTCGCATAAGCAGAAGGATAAACTTTAAATTTTCTTTTAGCTGCAGCTTTTCCTCTAGCACACAATTTACCCATGACCTTGACCTCTATATTTAACGTGTTGACGTCTTTTGTTTTTATTCTTCGGCCTACTGCGTGAAGAATTACCTATACTAGTTCTTTTTTTAATAGGTGTAAAGTATTGGTTATTTGGTAATTTTGCGACCATTATTTAGTCATTTGTGCCAGTGGGTTAGCAAGAGTTAACTTAATTTGTTTATCAATACTCTCTTGTAATTCTTTCATTTTTTCTTCTAAATTCGTTTTTAATTTTGTCATATCTTCTTCAACAGTATCTATAGCAATCTTTAAATCTTTTGAATTATCTCTAGCGTCTTCTTTAACTTGCTGTTCTACATCATTAACAATTTTCTCAACTCTTCTTACATCTTGCCGAAGGTCGTTTTTAAGTTCGTTTGCCACATCAGACACCAAGCGGATTTCCGACATCATCATTTCCATTTCTTGCATTATCATTTCAACTTCTGTTTGTATAAGCTCCGTCTTGCTTATCATTTCTTCTTTAGTCAAAGCAATAGTCTTATCAAAGTCTGAAAGGTCAGGGGCAACGTATGACTCAATTTGCGCAGACATATCCTGAAATTTCTTGAACATCTCAAAACCGCCATATAAAACACCAACACTACTACTTAATGCTAGTATTACTGCGAGCATTTTTCCGCCCTTGAAAGTTATGCCTCCTATATTTACTTCTGCCATTGTTGCATTATCATTTCATCCATAAGCACGTCACTCCCTCCAAATAGAAAATATTGTGCTATGTTGTTAGTTGTTAGTTCAGCATCAGGTATTGCATTATCTGTAAAAAATCCTTGTATATCGTTTAAACTTTGTTGACCTTCAAAGAATGATTTAGAGTTACCTAATACTTGCATCACAATTAATGTTTTTAACTGATTTGCAGAGTCATATCTACCCTTATCGCCCATCTTCTTTAATATTTTTTTAGCTGCGACTTCTTTTTTACTCTCTTCTTTTTTTACCTCGTCTTGATCCTTATCCTCTGTTTCTTCCATATCTTCTTCGCTATCTTCATTTTTAGCAACCTCTGATGGGCTTTCTTCCTGCTCAGGCTCCTCTTTCGTAGTAGGTTCAGTCTCCTTAGTATCTTCTTCAGTAGGCTCATCTTGTACCTCCTCTTGTTCTGGCTCAGAAACTTCTGGTTCTGGCTCAGGTTCTGGTTCATTTACTTCTGGTTCTGGTTCTGGCTCAGGTTGTGTTTCTACTTCAACCTCTGGCTCAGGCATTTCCATCTCCATTTCGATTTCTATCTCTGTCTCAACACTTGCCATTTCCATCTCTGGCATTTCCATCTCCATTTCTGGTATTTCTATTTCCATAACAGGCATCTCCATCTCCATTTCGATTTCAACCATTTCATAGGAAACTTCTGTATCTGGTTCTTGTATTGGCTCTATTTCTATTTCTCCGTTTGGCTGTTCTACAAAATCATTATGATCAATAATATTTTCTACAATATCTATGACCTCTGTTTCTGTGCTACCTCCATATGCAACCCACATTTCTACACTTGTAATAGATTCTTGCACGATTGTAGATATTACATTGTAAAGTACGTTTATGGTAATATCATCAAAGAGCGGGCCGATTGCCATATTGATATCACGCCCACCAATTTCGATTATCAACGTTGTTATTGTACCTGCGAAATCAAAACCATTTTCGTATTCTTGATAGCCACTGGCCACACCAGATTCTGATAAAATGTCTGTACCACTAAATACATTGGTGCTTCCATTTCTACCTGTAATATGCATGTAGATACGATCTTGTGCATCTTGCTTATCTACTTTGATTGTGTAATTAGTTCTTCCTCCATTTTCTATATCAAGAGAAGATATATCAACTGTTTGTATAAAAGTTGTTCCCATACCTTCTACACCCATGGCGCTTGTGCTATCACCCGATCCTGTAATTTGTGCACACTTATCTTCTCCTAATTGTCCACATGTAGATCCTGTTGGCATGCTAGCGGGCCCTTGGCCCCCCCAATCAAAATCCATCGAACCGTCCTTCGAAGTTGCTACATATCCATTATCACTATCAAGAATATCTCCTGAATCTTCGTTAGTGACTGTATTGGTTGTTGTCGTTGTTTCTGTCGTTGTTGTTACAGTATATCCATCTGCTTCATACTCAATAGTTTCTGTAATTGTTTCATCTATTATCTCTTCAATAGTCGGCGTACATAGTCCAACTGTATCTGTTGAACAATCTACAGCTTTACTAGAAAAGGATAGGGAGACCGATATACATAGCCATAGCCAAAAATAAAAACTTTTTGAATTCGCCATCGCTCACATCCTCATTTACATTAATCTTTAAAACATCATCTTTAAATACCGTACTACCTTCTGGTATCATGTCTGGATTTGATTTCCATTTTTCCAAAGCTTCAGAACCAATCGCACCCATGTATGGTGGTGGGGTTCCTGCCATTACTAAACTGTCAAAAACTCTTGGGTCAGTTGCAAGTAATGAAATTGAGGCAACTTTAAGGCCACTTGCATATAATTGACGGCTGAGCTTCAATAGCTGACACAGCTCGTCGTCCACTACTACGCCTGTAGCGATACCAAGTATGTTGGTTTGTATGGCACCAGATGTAGCTACCTTACAAATATCAGAATTGTTTACAACAACACTTGGAGCATTTGCGGTAGGCACGCTTTTATCCGTCACTACCGTTGAAGACACAGTGTTCGTATCTGCACCATAAATTTTTTGAGAGAATAGTAGTATAGATATTACTAATAAAATTCTTAACATTTCCATCTTTTTCTAGCTTGACGTAATCTTGAATTAGGATCTTTTGCAGCTTTTGGAAATTGTTTCATTTGACCTGCACTTCTTGCACAATATGATTTTCTTCTTTTAGCAGCTTTGGATCCTTTTTTAACTTTACCTGTAACTGCTGTTTTTAATTTAGAACCAGGGTTCATTGCTCTATATTTCTTGACCCCAGCTTTAGTCATTCCCGCCCCCTTTTCAGTAGGGCGGAAATTCTTTTTATTTCTACGTGGTTGTTTATCAGCCATATAAAACTTCTACATGTGTAGCTTGATTGAAGAAACAGTATAAATCAGTTTCAAATCTGATTCCATCATCAGGAAAACTAATTGTCATTACTTCATCTTCACCAGCTCCAATTGCAGGAGTAGGTACAGTATATTTAACAGTTCCACCTGAACCATTATCTATCAAGTCTACTCTTCCTAAAGTAGCTCCACATCTAATACTCAATTGAAGCACTCTAGCTGGAGCACTAAGTGTATTAGTGCCTGCAGTAACTTTTGTAGTTACTTGTCCACTAGAAGTTAACTGTTTATTTTTTATACCGTACATTATGCTAAGTTATTATTTTGAATGTAAAGAACAGTAACTGTAGCAGCACCTGTTGTACCATCGCCATTGGCTCCTGTATAAGTTGCAGTAACTTGTTGATCAGTTGTTCCAATGTCAGTACCATCAGTTTGGATTGTGCCTCTAGTTGTACCTAAAGCTTTAACATTCGTTGCTGGTAAATACTCATCAGTATCACCTGAATGTCCAACTTGAACAGTAGCAGTTCCAGAATCATTAGATACAGTTGTAACGTTTAAAATTACATCTACAATCTGTGAATTCGCAGGAATTGTACCTACTGTAGCTGTGTTGGTAGCGCCAATAATGTCTATCACTGCTGATTGAGCCATTAATGCAAAACCTGTATTTGCAACATCAGAACCTACTGTATTGCCGCTCGTATCTTTTATAGATCCTGCTTTAATAGGACCTGAAAATGTCGTTGTTCCCATGTCAACCTCCTTATAGTTGTCTTGTTAAGTCTTGGGATAAGTATTGTAAAATAAAAAAGGCGCTCTTACAAGCGCCTTCTTCACCTAAGAAAGATTTAGTTAATTCTTATGAACCTTGAGATCCGTATACACATCTAGGATCTGAGAATCCAAAGCTGTATCTCTCTCTTGCTTTGTATCTCATGTTTCCTGTATCGAAATCACCTTCCATGCCAGTAGCAAGGGCAGCTCTTACGAAGTGTTTAAATCCATTAGGAGCATCAGTTTTAATGAAATATGCATCAGTGTCTGATAGGTAGTGGTTAACCACGTATCCATCAGGTAGCATACCCATGTTTCTCATTGCATTAATGTCATTGTCAGCAGTACCAACTCTTAGAGTAGAATTTAAAATTCTATCAGCTACAAATTGAATGTTTACAGGAAGAATTAATTTTCTACCTTGCATTGCAACTTTTAGCCCTCTTTCGTCGATAAAGCCTGCAATATCAATCATTGCTTGCTCTAATGAGGTTTCGTTCAAGTCAGCATCAGTTGCACTTCTGTTTGAGAATGTGCCACCTAAAGCAGTTGGGTGTGCTGTGTTTACTAATGAAACACCATCACCACCAGCAGTTGTGAATGCATTATTTAAAATGTTCGCTGCTTTTTGTTGCTTTGTGTATGCCATTGAACGTGCCAAAGATTTTGTGTAACGAGCCGATAAAGTATCGTACAAGTTGTCTTCGACTGCTTCCTCAGTCAAACTGAATGCTAATGCAACAGTTTCATGAGAATATCTAGCAGTGAAAGATTCTTGAGCTGTATCAAATTGTACAGCAGAACCTTCCTGCTTGACTGCAGCTTCACCGAAGCCAACTAACATTACTTCTTCTTCAAAAGCTCTGTCACTTGTTTCTTGGTCAAAAATCTCAGCATGCTCGTTTTCATAACGAGAATACTCCATACCGAACAAGGCGTTAAGGCCAGGTTCTAGCTCTTTCGCGAGTTGCGCTCTATTAATCGCCATAATCTACTCCTATACGCCTGCAGTTCCAGTACCACCGTTCATATCAGAGTTGTTAATTTTCACAACAAGAACAGAGTTATTAGCCGTAGCGTCATTACTCGGTGTGTCATAAAAATCAATCAACTTCACCTGAAGTGCTGCAGTAGTATTTTTAGAACTTGAATCAATTTCTACACCAGAAATACCCGAAGTGGTAGAACCAGCACCAAAAACTAGATCACAGTTTTGGTTTAAGTCAGCTGCTACTAGATTGCTTCCAACTGAATCTTGCTGAGCAATATATAATTGGTCAGGATCATCAGCAACAAAAGCTATAGCATCACTTGCCGCCGTACCGTTGGGGAAAGTGTTGTTATATCTAGGTTTGCCTGTGGATGGATCTGTGTAGAAACATCCTAAAAAAATACCTCTAATAGGGTCGCCAGCCGTTGCTACCTCAATTGATCCGTCAGCCTTTGGCTTAACGGGGTCTCCTGTAAATATTGCGCTTGCGCCACTTGTAATAGAGTATTTAGTCGTACCAGTTGTTCCACCAGGGGCAGAACCAACTTTAGCTATCGGTCTTAAACCGAAAGCTTGATCTATGTTAGCCATAGTAGTCTCCTAAATTTTTCAGAGACATAAATGATCTTACTCATTAAGATTTCTTATTGCCTCCAAATGTTACTCTGCTTTGCCTTTCCTGATGGATTGGCATAGCTGGATGCTCTTCTTTATGAAGATCATTTTCTACTGCCTGTGTCTTTGAATCCGTTAAGTTTCTGAAATAAGAATTTCTGTCTTCTTTAACTTCAACAGGACAACGCATTAGTAATAATCCACCGATCCCTATTACACCTTTATATTTGCCGTCAGCGATAGAAGGTAAATCCATTCTATCGGGATATTCATCTGATTTTACAAATTCATATCCGCTTCGTAGTCTACCGATGATATTTTTTTCATCTTGCATACCACGATATTCAGCTCTTACCCACCGATGGTGATAACCTTCAGGTGGTTCAGGTGCTTCAAGATTCGAAGGAGGAACCCATCCCCTCTTTCGAACATCCTTTTCACGGGTTTCTAATTTGCGTGAGGTTTTGTTTATTTTTGTATCAGTCATTTACGCCTCCTTCACGTGTTTTGCGTACTCTTCAAGTGGCACACCAAGTTTTTTTGCAATAGCTACCTGTGAGGGTGTGAGTTTCACAGTGCGGCGGCCTGTTGCCGTTGTTCGAGTAGCAGAAGCAACTTTTTGCCTCGGCTTACTTTGATCCTCAAATTTATGAGGAAACTCTTTTCGGATTCTCCGATCTATTTCAGTATAATACTCTTCTGAGCTCGCGTCAAATCCTTCGTTTATTAATTCATCATGAAAAGACATTGCTGTATATGTCATTGCTTTATCTGTTCCAAACCATTTGTTATCTTCGGCCCAATCTTGAGCTTTAGGGTCTGGACTAGTCTGTGGTTGAGCCTGTTGTTGATTATTCCAAGGCTCTTCAACAGGTTTTTCCTTTTGAATTTCTTGTTGTTCTACTTTTCTTTTACGTAGATTTAGTCTTTCCTTTTCAATAGCTAACTGTGCTATTCTTTGTTGAGCCTCTACTTGTTTTTCAATATCTCCTTCACTAACAGCTTGCGTGTAAGCTGTTTTTAAAAGCTGTTCTGTTGATTGTAGACTTTGTTCATCCGAAGCTACTCTTTCTTTGGAGCTGACTTGAGACATAACATTTAAATTTTTATTTTCTTCTTGAACTTTTTTTGCGTACTCAATTGCTGCTTGTTCACGTCTCTCTGCTTCACGCATTTTGCGTGTAAGTTTATCAATACGTCTTTTCACAGATTGAGAATACTCTTCAAGCTCTTCTTCTTTCCCTTCTTGTTTAGGTTCTTCTTGAACAGCTTCTTCTACTTGAATATCAGGTTTACTATCCTGCAGTTCTTTCTTTTCTTCTTCTTTTAACTCCACTTCGACGGGGTCTCCCGAAGTATCTATCGGAACCATTTTGTCATTTTGTGTCTGTACTTGCATAGAATTCTCCATGTTACATTATGTTAGCTGGCAATATATCTCTTGGATCATCAACGACTGCCAGTATCTCATCTTCGTTAATAATACGTAACTCACCACCATCAATCTTTACTCGAGATCCTGCATAGCGAGTTATTATAACCCAATCACCCTCTTTGCACCAGGGACCATCAGGATATCTCTCTTTATCTTTATAACATAAAGATCCAGTCTTTAAAACTTTACAAATGTTTGTTGTTATTTGTGATTCTTCTACTGTTTCATCAGTAAGAATTACACCGCCTTTTGTTTTGCCTTTTAATTTAAGAGGAAACAAAACTATTCTCCAACCGACTGGTTGAGGAACTTTTTCTAGTTCTTTTTTTTCTTTTTGTTTTTCTGCACCATCCCAAACGTGTTTAGGTACAATCAATTTAGGTTTAGTCGTCATCTTCTAGCTCCGTTTTCTTCAGCAGGTCCGTGAGTTCCTGTTCAGTTTCTTCAAGACCGCGAAGTTTACCAGTCAAATACCGATATTCGTCCCAATCTTTTACACCACTACATATAGCCTGTCTTATAGTGTCTTGTCTATCTTTTAGTTGATTTTTAAAATAAGTAAAAAAGTTTTCTATGCGCATGATTTCATTTGATCCGATAATTTTTTACAGCGATTTGGAGTTTGACGATTCCATTTCGAGTCTAGCATCTCTAGACTTGCCCCTTCAAAATTTCGGTTCTGCAGGCATTTCCACATGTTACGGAACTTGGACACGCCTGATTTTCCAAGTTGATATACCATTTCGGTAATGGTATGCTGCGCAGTTGTAGGCAAATCAGCGACACCATGTTCTTCCATGAGTTGCCTTGCTTGACCTATCGCTTTTTGTAAATCTTTATCAAATACTTCTTGTAATTCTTCTTTTGTGTATGTTTTACCATCTTCAAAATTATCTTCGTGTACTACTTTATGACCCCACCCAATTGTGCGAAATCCTTCCGTGTCTATGTACACGTGATCTCTGAAGCCTTCGGATAGTTTTACGGAACCTGCTAATTCGTCGTATGTCATGAAAATTTAGTAACGGCTCCTGTTTCTGTATCCACGGCCCAATAACCAGTAACACATGTATAAATATAAGAAGTATTAATTGGTTCTGGTCCAAGAGGTTTACGTAGAACAACATTTGACCACTCTGGATTTACCAAATGTTCTGTTAATATTTTTAGTGACTCTTCTTGTGACATTTTTATAGGTGGGTGAATAACACAATCATCCATATAAGGACTGTCAACATCATGTAAATGTGATTCTCCTTCGTCATTACACTCTACTAAAAGAGTAGTATTATTTTTTCCTCTAAAAACAGAATTTACAAATTTCATTTCTTTTGTAGCAAACCCTTGATAGAGTTTTGCCTCTGGTTCATGTTGAAGTGCTGTCATCCAACACTTGTCTAACATTTCATTAAAATTCCAACTCATTACTTAGTTAATCCTCGTGCCTTTTCGAAAGTGCGGAGACCCGATACGCCGAGCATTGAAGTGACAATTGCTAGAAGGGGCCCAGTTTCTATGGCAGGCGGTACAATATCTATACCTGAAAATTTTGCATACCATTCAATACAGGGAGATAGAATAAAAGCGAAGAATAGCGCCAGTGCTCCGCACCAGCCAATCGCTGGTCGCCACCCAGCAACAAATACGCTGCGATGGGTGGCTTCCTTTGCATTAACATCTAATTGTTTTTCTGCAAGCTTTTGTTGTAAGCGTTGCATTAGAATTTTTTTATCTAGTTTTTCTTCCTCACTTGTATGAAGTTCATCGACAACTTTTGAAATAGTTTCTAAGGCTCCGCCTTTTCCGCCACCAAGTAAGCCACCGAGAAGATTAAGCACTATGCTGCTCCGCCTGTCATCCAACTAATAATCCAGATAACTACGATCGCTACAATAGCGGCCTTGATCCAATCTTTCATCTGCCAGTCACTCCACTCTTTAATGTGTGACCATAGATCTTTTAGTAAGTTCATAGAACCTCCTTTGTTAAAGTGGGGATTATACTAT